TGGGTGGAACGACTGTCAATAACTATATTACTATCAACGCAAGAGATACTTCTAAACAAGAAATGAAAAGAATTGCTAATGAGTTAAGTAATATGATTAATATGAAGATTAACAGAAGTGGTGCTTCTAGAACAATGAGGTGATTAAATGTCATATGTATATCTTAAAACACAAGCGTTTAGCGGGTCGGATTTACAGGTAAATACTATACCTTTAGAAGTTACTAGCGTTGGACTTTCCGTAACAAAAACAATTCCGACATTCCCAGTTCCTTTATCCGGTGTTGCTCTTGGTGAATCCATTACAGCCGCATTAGATTTAGGAATGGCTACTAAAAATATTTCATTAAATGGAATAATTAGAGATACCCAAATCAAAAAAACAAATGTAGGTAATGATTCATTTATAACTTTTACAGCACATGAAATAGCGCAGATAATTGCCGCAGGTGTTGATTCAACCGGATTTGCTAAAAATCAAGCCTTTTCAGAATTAGTTATATTAATGCCTTCTTTTGTAAGAAGTGATTATCAAATAAGTGGCACTTGTGATATTACTACACATAAAACTAAAACTGATTGTGAAGCCGCAGGTGGAACTTGGACAGCAATAAACACAAATGAAAGAAGTAACGGCACTAATATACCATTAACTTTCGGTTCAAGGGGCGGTTCACAAAGTAAAGATAATTTAGGTGTGCCAACACCATTTTCAGTATTTCCCGATAGTGAAACTGATGCTGGACTCACTGGTTTCGTAAGAAGTTTTAGTTGTAATTTTGAATCCGAGGCGTTTGAAATAACCTTTGTTTTAGAATTTGAAGTTGCATCGGTTGTTCCTTGAGGTGATTTAAATGTATGATATTTTAACAGGAAAACAAAGGGCTTTGGTTTTCCCTGTTATGTGTAATGGGCATGTTAAAATAGATTACTCGGAAAATGTGCCGGATTCTGCTGATGATGTAGGATATGGTATTTGGTCGCATAGTGGAGACTTTACTTTTGAATCAATAGTTACCCCCTATGACATAAATGGTGCTTTTAATACTACTTTGAGAGGCAGAACTCTTACTGCATCAACTAAAATTATGCCTAATAATGGGCATGAATCTACATTAACTAATTATCAAAGTGAAAAATATTTACCCGTTGCTGATAGAATTACCCACGAAATGAGAATATTTTCTAGCACCAATTTTTACATTTCATTAAAAAACTCAACTACAACAACTGCTAATCAACCTGCTGAATATAAAATATTAGTAGGAATTAAATTAAGTAGTGGGGCTGTTCAAGAATTTGTAACCACTAATTCTGTTATTTTACCGGCTAAAACTAGGTCTTGGGTCTATTCTAGCGATAATGATTATAAGGGTATTAATGCAGATGGTAGAGTTGAATACGACCAATTTACCACTGTTAATCCAACCGACAATGATAACAATGAGGTGATTACCTGTTCTTCGATTACGAGCAACATGATGGTGGAAGGGGAAGAGGTATTCATCATTGAAGGAGGTGTTTTTACCTCGATAGGAACGGTAGATGAAATAGATGCAAGCGCAAATACAATCACGCTCACCAGTGCATACAGTGGTACTCTAAGTAGCACAACTAACCTTTTCCGTAAGACTTATGCCGACCCGACATACATCAACAATTCATTTCATATTGCTTGCACCTATGCTGAATCACCTAAAGAATTGAAAATATACTTTAATGGCCTATTAGTTAAATCTGGAACTCATGCACAATCTGGAACATTTTCATTTGAAGATGAAGATTTATTTATTGGGGCTAATGGTAGTGGGGCTGACGGTAGATTTAGTGCGACCACTAATAAGCAGTTTATGGGCGAAATCCATGAAATGTGTTTAACTTCTGTTATTCGAAGAAAGTTTCCATCTATTACTAATTTACTGCCAAATTATAACGATACATTATTTTACTTTAGATTTGAAGAGGTGGACTTATGACATTAGATTTATTTAAGACTGGCTCAACATCGGAATATAATTTTGATGTTCCAACTAATCCACTAATGACAACTCAATCTTCATTTAGTAGTGATAAGATTTTATTTGCTGCTATTTACCCAGATGATAGTGAAGAAAGTGTAATTTCGGAAATAGTAAGTGGTGCTACACTACAAGGAGAATATGAAAACTTATCAGTAACTAAGGGATATAATATACGCTGTTTTGATACCGTATCTTCAACTGGTAAAGACTTAGCATCCATAGCCTCTACAATAAACGACTACTATTATTTTGTTTTGGTTCACTCCGACAACCACTTAAAGCACCACTTTGCTAGAATTACTGAAATTAAAAACAGCGATGCATTAGGTGATTCTTTCGACTTTGAGCCAAAATTAGGAAACGAGATTGCTCAAGGAACTAAATTTAAATTATTCAAAGGGCCAGCAATTACTTCAAAAGCAGTTGCTTTTTCTGCCGGAATAAAAGTAGATTTACAGAACAATTTACATGTTGCGAGGCCACATTTTTGGTTTGTCAATACATTAGATAAAAAAAATCAATTAGACCATAATACAAAATACTTTGCTCGAATAAACGAAGGTTTGGGTGCGAGCGTTACATTGAATGCTTCTCATAAAGTAACTTTTGTTACTGTTACTGATTATGCACAAACAGTAGTAGATTACAGTAAATATTCTTTAAAGGCGACTATTTCAGATAATTTGAGAACTCAAGATGCAATAGCAACCTATACTCTAAATGAAAGTCAAAGCGGAAGTGGAAGTGGAGTTACACCCGCATTAGCAACCCAAGACGATACAAACTATGATTTATTTGCACCAAACGCAAGAAGAGACACTGATGATTTGATAAATAATACTGCTGCTTATTCTTTTAAAGGCCCAATTAGATACTTACATTACGATTATTCCCCAACGAAAAACAATTCAACAAACAATATTGTAGATTTAGAACTAGAAGAATCCATTGGTAAAAAAAGCAGTTATGCAGAAATTAAAATTGCAGATTCTTATAGAATACTTTCTAAGAAAATAAATACTTATGACCCATTAAGAGTTCGCCATATGGTTCATAAGGGTGATTTTAACGACTGGGTTTCTTTTGGTGCTAGTATTGGCTCATTTACTGACACTAATTTAAGCACTCAAACACAATATGCAATCAACACACCAGTTGATTTGACTACCTATTTAAATATCAATGATGAAGTTTTAATAAACTCAAGAGTAATGGTAATAGTTGCAGTAAGCGCAACTGATATTAGATTTAGTAGATATAGTAGATTAGAATCAGAATTAAATTTTAGTATAACTACTGACTTAGATGATATTTCGGCAGATACTATTATTTACAGAAGAGCATGGAATAGGCTAGATAGCACTCTTTTAACTGGAATGAGAATGCTAGACAGCAGACAAGACTCTTTATATCTTTCTTTAATTAGTAATGAGTTTTCTTTACTGGAAGTAGAAGTTACTTCCTATATTGGAGAAACTGGGTTACTTACTCTCTCTTTTGAAAATCAAGGCTACGATAACATAAGTGCTTTAGATAAAATGACTGGGCAGTATATAATATATAATGAAAAACTAAACGGTAGAATTACTAGATTAAAGCAAGAAAAAGATAATGGGCAGACTATTATGACTATCAATGGTGCTGACAAGTTAAGAGAATTACTTGACCCCATTATAGAAAAGAATACATTGTTTTCTAGAGACATTGTTTATTCTACTGATAGCCCATATAATAAAGTAACTGCATTAGGAGTCAATGCTACTTGTGTATTTACAAATGGCGACTTAACTCTTAGTGGAAGCGGTGCTTCATTAGCAACGGGAGATAAAATCTTTGCTCAAACAACAAGCGGGGCGATGATTTATTTAGGCGAAATAGGTAGTAGAAGTAGCGATACTGCTTATGTTTTTAATTCCAGTTGTAAGGGAGAAGTTACTACAAGACCAGCATTTAAAGCGACAACCAAATATACTGTATTTAATAAAGCCCTTTCTTCAAATGCGTTTATTTCTTCCTCAACAAGTCTTTATGGAACATCAAATAAAGGTCTTTTTTTTGAAAGTGGAACTAAATTAGTTGCGGGATTAGAGGGGGATTCACTTGCGTCTTCTTCTATTGACATAAATAATCCAAATGCAAGAGGATATTATTTAAGCGAAGCAAAGAATATAAAATCAGATGAGTTATTTCAGGCTAGATTAGATGACAATGCTTCTAGTAAATCTTATGCTACTTTTGATACTGTGAACACTTTAATAGATTTTAATATATTGTCTATACAAGAGATAGATGGAAACCAAGTTATAGAAATAGCACCACATATTCCTTTAACCCTTGGAAGAGTAGATGTTAATTATGCTAATACCCAAGACACTACTTATATTGATGTGGGAACAAATACTACGGAAATTACTTCTACTACACAAAGATTTATTATTACACAAAATACTAATCTCTTATCGGATGCAAGTAATGGTAGAAGGTATCACAATAAGCCACTGTATGTAAATGATATATTTGTTGGTTATATTATTCTCGTCGTATTACAAAACGACCAAACTAATATTAAAATATTTATAGATAGAGATTTTCCTGTTGTTGCCAACGGTTCTAAATTAGCAGTTTTGGATTATGATGCGACTACTAATGAAAGTTCAAAATTGACTCATGAACTTTCTTTATTAAACGCAGGACACTTGCATGGAGGAAAAATAATTACATTACTCAATTCAACAAGAGACATCAATTATAGTGCCGATGGTTATACTCTTCCTTTGGACTTCCCTCTAGCATATAGTTCTGGTTCACACTCAGCCTCTAATTCTAATAGGTTTGGTAGCCCATATTATAGAATACTTAATTTAGAAAAAGGAAATGTTTCATTTAAGAAACCAAAATACACTGATATTAAGAGTAATGCTATAAGTGAATACAAGAATACTAAAATTCCATACTATGCTTCTGCATATAAATTTAACCCTGCATTTTATATTGATGGTGTAATTAAAAATAATATCACTGGTGTTAATAAAATGGATAATATTGTTAGACAACATACTTTGATTGAAAGTCGGGGCTACTATCCACCAAGCGGTTCAATGTTTTTTGACACAACGGTTCAAGCCGGTAATAATGTTCCTTTATTTACTAATTTTCACTTTGAGCCACATAAACACCATAATGGTAGCCTCACTTCTACCGACCACGCAGAAAAAACACCTTATGCAATAAAAGACATTATTTGGCAACCTGACCCTAAAGTAGCAAGAATGTTCTTGTTTATCAACTCAGACTTAAGACCTTATTCATCTACTAGGAAAGATAGTCTATTAAACAGTGCAAGTAGAAACATTTCTAAATATAATCTATTTACTTTAACTTCACCATTAAGTGATGTTAATTCTGATATTAAGGATAATTTAGGAACTAATACTAATACTATTAATCTTAAGGACAGTAATTACACTTCTTCTTCTATTATTTCTAGCGACAAAACCCTCTCTTCCCTTAATCGTTTTAGCATAATGAGATTAACTGAACTTTGTTTTGATTGGTCTTTTAATCAATTTGACCCTGAAAATCCACCAGATAAAAAAGTAACTTTACCTAAGTTTACTAATATTACTCACACTTATGCTGCATTAGGAACATTACATGCGACACAAAATGCCAACCTTAAACTTTTGACATTTACAGGTAATGTTTCTGTTGCTGATGGCGATTTGATATTAGACAGTAATGGTAGATTTATTGGAGTTTGTGATGGGGCTAGTGATGGAACAGATGATGATATAGTGCTATTACATGAAAACAGATATAATACTAATGGAGCAACCCACAATACCGAAACTAATGCTATTTATAAAATAACAGCAACTCATTCTTCTGATGCTAGCGGGCATGGTGAAAAAGATTCATTTGTTGATTTTTATAATGACATACAGATGTTTAAAGGAGTGGTTTTTAATAAGGCCGCAGGAAACCCCGATAGCAGTAGCGGCTATTCAAAAGCAGAATGGGAGTCTCAATTCGGCACAAATATAGGAATAGGTAGTAATTCTGCGGGTGGTTCTAATGATAGGAAGCACAATTTAATCGCACCGATTAACTTTTCGGGTGATAGTGATTTAATGAACAACTTAACACCGGCTAATCTACAATCATCTCATTTGATGAAACTAATAGATGGTTTAACTTTGACTAATACTACTGACGCTGATATTAGCATAGCACCCACCACAAATGATGAATCTATTATGCAATATTGGCTACCGATTTTCTTAGATAGATGGAAAATTGAAGATGCGGAAAACCTAGTTTCTAGCGGCATGGTAGGTTCGCATATTAAAACCTTAACAAAAGTTTATGATGAAACTGGCTCATCCACTCAAAAATATGGCTTACTTGGTTATTCACTAGAAACTAATTTTGCTAATTCTGAAACTCAAGGAGGTGATGCAATATCGGGTGTTAATATTGACACCTTAGCAGATGGAGCATTAGTAGGGTTTAAACCTCGTTTATATTTAACTAGTGGCGCAACAAGTAATGATATAAGCATTGGTGGTAGCACTATTTATAGGTATAATTTACAAGCAACAGGTAGGTATAAATGGTTAAGTTTTATTAATTTGACTGGCACTTATATAATACCCGACACAGGTAGATTTATTGACACTGATGGAACGCTTGGAACTGTTACTGTTAATGAAGGAGAAACACAAAGCATGAACGGTGTTAATGTAGGAAACTTGCCATATTGCATTTCTCATGAAATAGACCATAGTAACAATACAGAAACGCACATTCTAACTATGGATTACGAATTAGTTGCGGGATGGCATAGAATCATGCAACCAAATCATACCTGCACTTATGAATACAGCCCTAAACAAATAAGTTTAAATGTGTTGGACTCTAAATACACTAAAATGCCATACGAAGAAAAAATGTATGATAGCCCTAATAATTATGCTTTGCATCTAGCATCCGGTGATAGAACACTACAAGGTAATAGTGAAGGAGTATTATCTATGTATGTTGTTATTGATATAGAGGATAGGGGATTTAAAGACGATTCTGAGAGAACTGGATTTGGGCAACACAGAAACATAGTGCCTTCATATTTTATAAATGATTTATTGAGTGGAGTAAATGGAAATTTTTGTATTAGTGATGGAGACACAACCTATTCTTCTCAAATGGCTTTTACTAAAATTAGCGAACCTGCTGCACTTAATCTGTCATTTGATAAAATGAAAGAAACTCTCGGAGTAGTTTCTGTTTCCGAAATTACTTCAATTACAGTTGGTGGAGAGTCTCCTATTGATGATAATGCTAAAAGGGCTATGATTGGTTCTGTTGTAAGTATTTGTAATGAAACTGAGGATATAATAGAAGAATTATTTGAAGAACAAAACACTTCTTTTGATATAACAAGAGAGGATTATCCTTTATTTTTAGCACCTAATTTTGATGGGGTGAGTTTGTTTGAGGCAATCAACTTCTTATTGCAAAAGAAAGATAAAACTTTAATTCAAACAGAAGATACATTCACAATTAAAAACAAAGAGAGTTCTGACTTTTATACCAATCTACTCATTAGTGATAATGGAGACATTAGAATATACGAATATGATTTATTAGATAGCACCTTTGAGGAATACAATGAAATTATAGTTCACGGAAAATCACATAAGTCTAAAAGAAGAGACATGAGAAGTATTAACAAAATAGGTAGGAAATCATTAAAAGTGTTTGAAAGAAAATTAACCACTCAAGAAGAAGTAGATACAAGAGCAAAAGAACTCCTTAGACTACATTCTGGAGATAATACCAAACTTAGAGTAACAGTAGGCCATGCTAATATAAGCCAACTTAAGGTCGGAGATATAGTAGAAGTGGAAATAAAACAAGAAAACATTCCTAGAAATCAATATTTAGTTTTAGAAATAACCCATGCTCTTACAGGTTTAATGGAATTGGAACTAGGAAAATATAATACTCAGATGGAAGATAGATTTTCAGAATTGGCTATTGATATAAACACCGCCCAAACTCAACAAAATACTAAATCTAATGAATCAAACATCGGTCTTGGGTTCTTAGATTCGATTAAAATTAAACCAATGCGCCTATTAGTTCGTAAAAGAACCACTACTGGCGGAGTTACACTTGGTTTCACGACAGCGTTAAATACCGGAAGCACCCCACTTGGATTTACAAGTGGCGCATCAATCACCTATACTGACTTAGTGGAGGAAGAATTTTGATAACTGACTTATTACGAAACAAACTTGCGGCTTACATTGTTGAATTAATTGATGGAACAAATCAAGGTTCTGCTGATTTAGGATTAGGTGGTAATTCAACAAGTCCTGCCGCAACTGCTTTAGATGTTCCCTTAAACATTACTCCTTCTCAATATGTAGCAACTCGTTCCGATGATAATGTTGTCGAGATAAAACTATCAGTTGAAGGTTCAAACATTACAGGTAAAGTTATTCGAGAAGCAAGTTTTGGCGCAGATGATTCGGGAGATTCTTTTGATGATGCCGCAGCATTTATGTTATCAAGAGTAGCATTTGAAGGAGTTGGCCCTTTTGCAGCAAATGAACAAATAGAAATATTTTTAGTATTAGAGGTGGAATAAGATGGTAGAAAATAACCCGCACAAAATTTCAACAATGGGGCAAGGTGGCTCTTTAGCCGGAATTACTGACGCTTCTGATTTTCCTCATACTGGTTTAATTAAAGGTCTTTCTCAAATGGCAAGACAAAACCTAGTAGTTAAGAACAACTCGAATGATTTTGATATTACTCAATCAAGTTCTAATGGTGGAACGGTGGCAGTATCAGCAGGAACATACCTTAGAGATGGAAAGAAATATGTTGCCCAATATAAAACAGGAACAACTGCGGCATCATTTACATTTGATGCAAGTGAGTTAATTACAACATACGATAAAGGTTATCATCTTGTTGTAGTTGATGAAAATAATTTCATTCTAATACGAAAACCAACAGCCGCAAATAAAGTTCCTGACTATACTTCGGGAGATACTATTATTGCTATTGTTGAATACTCATCAACTACAAGTAGTGGCGCAAGAAATGTTCAATATTTGACAACAGATAAAACAGAAAATAGTGTAAGTATTGCATATAAAAACTCAAATGCTTATACCGAAGTTGGTACTTTGACTGGTGGTGCTGATGGTATTACTATGACTGGATTACATAAACTAGATACTTTACCAACGGCAACTGCTCATGGGGCTAATAGTAAAGTTATTATTCAAGACGGTAATAATGCCGACACCATTAGAACCATTACTGCTCAATCTATTGCTGACTTAGCACCTCAAGGAGATATTACTGGTGTTGATTTAAGTGAGGGAACAGGTATTGATATTGCTTCGGAAACTAATACTGCTAGTGGAAACTATTCAGCAACTATCAATTTAGATTTAACGGAAATTACAGTAAGTGATGGTTTGACTGCGGCAGGTGCAACAACACTTAATTTAGACTTAGAAGAAATTATTGCTACTGATGGGGCTAATAGAGTTTTAACTTCGGATAATGACGGAACATTAACTGCTCAAGCGGAATTATTAGTAGTGGAGGGTTTGGTTTCAATAGAAAAGGCATTGGCTTTAGGTGCTTCGGGAGTTACACAATATGATGGCACTACTTCCTTACTTGTAGTGGATGCTTCTAGTAATGCTGATACAATTACTTTACCTTCGGCGGCAACTATTGAAAGTAGAGTAATTATAATTAAAAATGTACATACTTCTAATTTAACAGTTACTACTCAAACTTCGGATAAATTTGAGGATAACCGTGTTGGTGAGGATTATAGACAAACCGATGTAAACAACTTAAAATTAAGACCTCTAGAATCTGTAATGTTATATGCAATAAGTGATTCTTTTTCAGTGGATGGAAGTACTTTGACTAATGGATATTTAATTATTGATAGAGAATATGAACACCCCAACCATAGCGGTGAAGTTACTTCTACTGCTGATGGTGCTACTGTTATTGCTTCTAATGTTGTTGATGAAGACAACCTTAAAGTTTCTAATTCACCAACAAACGGATATTTTCTACAAGCCCAAAGTGGTGCGGCAGGTGGTTTAACTTGGGCGGCTGTTTCTTCAAGTAGTGGTGATATTGAAGGAATTACAACTGCTTCTAATAGTGGTTTGGCGGGTGGTGCTACAACTGGAACACCAAGCCTAAGTTTAGATATAAACAATTTAGCGGCAG